TTGGATCGTCGATTACATATGCTTCGACATCGTAAGCCGTGTCCGAACCCGGCCAGTAAGACGACCAAACGGTGCGCTTCTGGGAGGTCGAGAGATACTTACAACCAACAAAGATACCGGCGAGAACCGTGGTTCCGGCTGCGGCCTGCGTGATGTAACCGTTAGCTGTGCTAACGACGGGCATTACCGGATCGCCAGTGAAAACTGCCGTGGTATTACCTGAAGCGATTTTGCGGGGGGATTGTGCGAACGTCGGTGCGCCGCCTGCTCCGCCCTGATACTGCAAGAAACCGTAGGGCGCAAAGGTATTGGCCATGACGGGATTCTCCTTTCAGAGAGTTTCCATCATCGCGCACCGAGCCGACTATGAAACGGACATTGTTTTAATCTCCCACACCGGGGGGAGAGCGAGGATGGCAATATAGACACACTTGCATCTATAAGTAAAGGGGGCCGAAGCCCCCTTTTTTATTATTGCTCTGGAACGTACAGATTGTGGTCCTTGGTGATCTTCGGAGCCACCTGAGCGTCCTCGCGGCTGATCAAACCACCCTTGCCCTTCGGGTCAAGCTGACCTTCCTTCATGCGGACCTGAGCCCGTGCATTGCGAAGGTCACGAGCCTTGATGTCGTTCGTGATTTCTGCAGGGCGCTCACAGAGCACCATGCCGTCACGCTCGATAGCGCCGACAGCGCCACGGGCCATCATGTCTGGGTGCCGCATCGTATCGACTGGCTCCCAGCCCGAACGGGCCATCTTCTGCAGATATGCAGCGTCAACATAGCCCATGACCGACTTGACTTTCCACTCGTAGGACCAGCCATCCGGTGGGATCGGCGTGGCAAACTTATCGGAACCTTCGTCAACCGTGGCGTTGTTGTGGTCGCGGAGTTCCGCTACACGACGTGCCGCGCGTTCGGCGGAAGTCTCTTCATGCAGCGCTGCCGGGCGCAATGACAAACGGCCTTCGTCTTTAATCGTCTTCATATCCATATTCCTTTCTTAACCAGCCATCCGACCGGCTTTTACGAGTGCGACTTTATTTTGGGCGTATTCTTTCGGCGTCATGCCCATGTCCTTTGCAGCTTCTTGCTCGGCACGGGACAGAGTGACGACGTTTGGACGACCCCCGGTGCCCGTTCCAGAACGGGACACAGGTGCGGCAGGCGGTGCAGATGCCCGACGGCCTGAGGTTGATTCCGAGGCTTCTGACATGGCTGCTTCCTGACGCACGGGCGCTTTATTGATGTTGAGGCGATTTTCGAGGAAGTTGAAGTAGTCTGGACTATCCGGCTGGATGCCATCATCGAGCGCGTCGAAGTGCGCCCTCTCAAGGCGCTTGGCACGGCGCTCGTCATTGACCACATCTGGGTTGTTGCGAACCCATTCAGCCGACTTTGGCGTCAATTGTGCTGCCAAGGCCTCTACTTTGTTGGCTACGGGGGCTTTAATCTGCGCCTCGTAGTGCTTTTTGCCTTCAGTAATCTGCCGAAGGTTGTTTTCCGTCTGGTTGATGGCCATCAGGATGTCGGCTTGGGCGTCAGTGTCGCCGTTTGCCACCGCTTCGCGAAGATTTGCCTTTAAAATCTCCTTATTGCGGCCTTCCGTCTCGATTGCGGTGTTTAACATCCGCAAATCGCTGTCTGCCTTGTCGTTTGTAGCTACACGAGCCTGCTGTTCGGCACGTTGACGGGCAGCTTTCTCGGCTTCAAGCTCACGGCGAAGGGCTTCAATGCCATCATCGACCGTAATTTCGGGTTTTGTCTTGATAACAGGCTCTTCTGGAGCCTCCACGATGACAATATCGTCCTCTGGGGCTGTTTCCAGCTCCAATTCTACCTGATTGTCTTCCATTTTTATCTCCTTACCACACTGAATCTGGGTGCTTTACGCGCCCACGGATCACGACGTCGTCCATGAGACGGCAAGGCTGGCCATTAATGGCAACAGACCAACCATCAGATGGGCGAAACACAACCCAATCGCCTACATTGACGTCCGCATCCTTAAACCAACGACCGGTTTCGTCTTCAAAGGCAGACGGCCCCTTCTTCACGACAAGGCCAACTTTGCCCTGATACTTGTCTTGCTCGGTCGTTTCGTCCGCCAAAATGATGCCGGACTTGGTTTTGTTGGGACGAATGTAGATTGCAACGAGGATGTTGTTGTTAAACACTTCGACTTCGTTGAGATCGCCGAGGCTGGCCAACAAATCTTCCTTAAAATTGTCAGCATGTGTCATCTTCATAGGAGGCATTAGAATTTCTCCGCATTGGTTTGGGCGATATCAAACATTTCTTGAACTGCGCGGAAGGCCTGAACCATGCCCACGTACTTCTGATATGTTGCATAATCGGCCACGTACCCCGTGGAGATGTAGCTAACGATCTTCTTCTCTTCTTCGTCGATTAACTTTCGCAATTCGTTTGCGAATTTCGCTGCTGTAGTTTGCATATTGCCCTCTTTAACCCCTTGTAATGATAGACCGGACGCCCCAAGGGGCTGGAAAGGCGTCCGGTCCTCTCTCATCCGGGCGGTTGCGAACCCCGCCCAGAGAAACTTATTTGCGCTTGGAAGGCTTCAGCCCGTAGGCATCGATCTTTTCAAGCCGTGCATTGCCGCCACCTGCGCCGCTATCAATTGGGTAGCCAGTACGGCCACCAGACTTGCGAGGCATTGGGTAACCCATAGGCGGCTGTATAGGCTGGCCCATCATTGGTTGCTGCATCCCGCCAGTCATTGGCTGCATACCACCGGCATTGCCCAACGAACCACCGACCATCTTGCCGGTACGACCACCGGTAGCGCGGCCCGGCATCTGCGGAGGCATCTGCGGAGGCATCTGAGGAGCGCCGCCTGCCATCTGTGGAGGTGGCACAGGAACGCCCATAGGAGGCTTTGGTGGCATCACAGGAGCATTAGGCATGCTGGCCTGATCCTGACCGCCGCGAGGTGCCATCACGATGTTGATCGTGGTGGTGCCCTTGGTACGGCCACCCTTGGCGTGAGCCTTGCGACCGCCGACTTCACCGGGGTTTTTTTCTTTGGAATTGCCGGAAAAAACGCCGCCACCGGTGTACTTGCCGGTACGGGCTTCCGACTTGACCATGCGCTTGATCAGCGCCTTATCTTCGGCGACGTCCTCGTGCTCAGCCTTACCGCCATGTTTGCGGTTCTGCGGAAGCGACCGCTGGAAGGCAGCCTGCTGCTCATCAAATGCCTTGGCATTTTTAGCACGATCAGCATCAGAACCCTTCATGGTGCTTTGCGATGCAGCCCGTGCAGCGGCTGCATTCTTCATCACGGTATCGTAATCAGGCGTCGTTTGGCTTTGAGCACCAACTACGTTGCCATCGGCACCGTCATGGTGTTCGCGCTTCTTGGTCCGGCCACCCTTCTTCATGGGACCAGCAGCCTTGCCCATGGCCTTGTTTTGATCGGAAACAGGATTGTTGCCAATCATACCGCCGCCAAATTTATGGGTACGACCGCCTGATTTGTAATTTAACCCTGCACGTTTCCTAGAATCAGAAATTTCCGACTCTAAACGGGAGCGTTCTTGATCCCAATCGCCCCATTGGCCTTTATCAGTAAGCCGTGGATTTGATTTTGATTGAAGGTTTTTAACTTCCGCAAGACGCTTTACTTTTTCTCCAAGAGGGGAAATTGTTTTGCCGCCACCTGCCTTGTGAATTTTGCCGCCCTTCTTGAATGCGCCGTCATGCTTGATGCCTTCGCGATCTTCGTTGGCTTCGCGGACGTTGCGGTTGATCAGGGTATCAGCGGTCAGCGCACGGCCACCGGCCTTGCGGGGCTTGCGGTCGGCGCGTGGAATAGGATTATTGCCGATGACTTTGCCACCCTTTTTATACAGGCGCTTGGTAAGCGGACGTGCGCCGGTCTTCACACCTGCGTTTTCAGGTGCAGAAGGCGTCCACGTCGAGCTATCGACCTTGCTGTGTGGGTCGTTCTTGGTAAGGCGCATGGCCTTCGACCGCCCACGGTCGTCTTTCTTGTATTCTTCCATAGTAACTACTCCAGAGTGTTTATTGACGGCGTCCCGTCACGTTGCCTAAAGGGGGAACCGACGCAGGCAACGGTGCGGCGATCTTGGCCAGCACATGCTGGACAATTGCTGAATTGGTTGGCTCTCCATATTCAACATCTGCATCTTTACCGTGCCAAATACTGCCCTCTACTTTGCCACCCTTTTTATATGCACGGCGGACGACGCCGCCCTTCTCATATCTGCGTGTAATCTCAATATCTTTGGGATCAAAAACGACATAGTTGTGGGTTAATTTTGGAGATTCAATGGAATATTCTGGGTTTCTCGCATGAAATTCCCTTGCAGAACTTTCATTTGGAAACTCATTAACTCCGCCTTGTGGATGCTTTAAAACCCATGGTTTATCGCCTCTAGATCTTTCATCAAGATAGCGAATGCCACGGATGCCATGTTGGTGAAGGGATTTGGATGCTTCTTCACTGGGAGCATCTTTGCCAATAAAACCCATAATTCGTTCTAAATCTTGGTATGCTTTTCCTCCGCTAAAGGGGGAAATTTTTCCATACGTGTTTATAACGTTGTTAAATGCACCTTTTACATGCTCACTCTGCTCACTCAACGGCTCGTCCCAATCCAAAAAGTGATCAGGATGCGCGTCGATGGCGACCTCGTACATGTGTCCGCGATTTTTTAATGTTTTACGATATGCATCCACCAAATCATTTGACATTGGATGCCCTGTCCAGTTTGAAAAATCACGAGCGGCAACCTCTGGAAGACTTTCATCAGTTTGTCTGGCAAACATCTGAAAAGCATTCCATTTGCTTGGTGGAATACCAATTTTATCAGCTTCAGAAGCATCAATTTTAGCAAGTCTTTGCTTGTACCCCTGCGCCACAGGCTCATGCTCGGCAAAATACAGCCCATGCCCATAAGCCTGTGCACCTTCGCCTGTGCCAACCTTGGCCGTGTCAAACTGATCAAAATCGTGCGGGGAGCCGTGGTAGGCTTGGATAGGCTTTACAGACTTGGCGAGATCAAGAGGGTCCATCATAAGGCTCCCGTAAACGTGACATTGCTACCGACATGCACACCGTGGACAGCATGCGCTGGGTGTGGTACGCCCTCGACGTCTCCGCCTTCGGCCTTGGTGATACCATGCTGCCGTTCAAGCTCATTAAGTGCAGAGTGCCAACGGGTTTCAAAGCCACGGGGAGCTTCCCATTCTTCCTTGGCTTTTGTCGGGCTCCCACTTTCGTGTGCGCTATCAATGGCCATTCGAGCAATCTGACCCACATGATCAGACATAATTCCGCCTTCCCCCCGAATGGCATTATGCAATGCAGGAAAATCAATGTTTTTTGCTTTGTTTTTAATTGTTGTAATAGGAACATGGGTTGCACCAAGTTCTCTTAATGCCTCAAGACGATGCTGTCCTTCAAGGACGTTCCCTTCATCATCCGCAAGTATACGGCTAATATGCCCTTCTGTTGGATGAGAAATTTTTTGTTTTAATACATCAACTCGACTGCGTTGATCTGGATGTGACAAATTAACACCTCCAGATAAACTTTCAATAGGTGCTAAACTATGCCCTGCAACATCGTAATGATCAAAATTGGCTGCGCCAACCTCGTTTGGGTTATCTGTAGATGGTTTAATTTTTGGAAGTTTAAATCCTTCCTTTCGTGGATCGCCAATAGGTATGGCCCCACCCTTGGCCTTGGTGATGTCAGGGTCGTGCGGGTTAAAATTGCCGTTGTTGCCCGTAGCGGATTTTCTTGTTCCTGTATGATGGAGAAAATCAACTAAATCTTGTCCAGTTAGATGAAACATTGGTTCGACAGGTTGCGCAGAAACATATTCATTTTTTTCAACGCCAAACGGCGATTTGTTTCCAGACCAATCGTTTTGATACAGATCAGTCCATCCTGCTTTTTTTGTTTCTCCTTTCAAATTGGTTACAGGGCTATACTCGCCGTTGTCCAATCCTTTTTCACCAACGTGCCATATATGCTCTGCATGTTCCCCTTTGCGTGGAACCATTGCCACATGACCATGTTGGCTAATTTCATCATCCGTTACATCATTTGGATGTTTTTTTAATTTACGAGCAACTTTCATAGCAACCCATGACGGTTTGTCAGACATCCAAACCAATGGAGTTGATTGCTGTAATAGTTCTTCTGGTTCAATATCACCTGCATGATTTGCTAATTCACGAATCCAATCACCATGTTGAGGTTCAAGACCCCATTTCATATTATCAACATCATCAATCGTACCAGAATGGTAAATAAATTTGTTTGCAACACGGGCTAATGTTTTTGCATCAGGGTTTTTTTTCCCTGCAAAAGAACCCCCTCCTATTGACCGATGCTTCCGTTGCGGATCACCGACAGGGATCGCATCCCGCCCACCCGGCCCACGGTGCAATCCACGGATCACATGAACCGATTGTACCAGCTTGCGAAGCGCGTCATCCATTTTGCTTACCTTGTGTAATTGATGGGATCACATTGCCGAGCAACTGGTGAACGGCGGGGTCACTCTCGGGATGCACAGCGATATTCTGCGCCAGATCAATCATTTGGATGCGCTCCTTCGCCAGCATGTCTTCCTGCTTTAACTCGGCGGTGACCTTATCGTTCTGTGCCTTCTGGGCCAGCTCGGCAGCCTTGATTTTGGTCTCGGCGATCTTGGCGTCGGCCAGCTTTTCCTTGATGATCAGGTCAATGCCATCAACTTGCTTTTCGTGGTCAGACGGTGGCACGACACCACCGGCACCGAATGTCTTGTGGGCTTCCAATCCAGCCTTGCTGTTATCAAGATGCAGCTGAGCACCATCAAGCGCAACCTTGCCCTTGGCCAGCATGAGTTTGGTATCGCTGTCCTGCTTTTTGATCTGCAGCTCGGCCATCTTGGCCTGCGCCTCTGGGTTGCTCTGCTGACCCATAGCCTCTGGAGGTACCATGAACTGCTCGGGGTTGGACCAGCCAATGGCTTGCAGCGCCATGCGGTCTACAGCAATCGGGTCATAGAGGGCCGGATTGGCACCCTGCAACTGCTTCAGGGCCATAACCTTCATCATGCGCTGGGTCTGGCTGGCCGTGTTGGGGTCGGCCTGCGGTACGAGGTCCACCTGATTGATGGCGCGTAGGAATGTTTCCTCGTCCCACTGCCGAGCTGGACGCTTGTTTTGCTGCCAAAACGAATCAGGGTTTTCGCGGAAGCAGCGGACCAGCAGCTCGAATTCTTCCGACTGCGCAGTATGCATGCGCTTGTGAACGGCGTTCAAAACCTTAGTTGCCTGATCGATCAGCGCAATTGTGGTACCCACCGGTGCATCCTGCTTGCCCTCGCCGACAGCCTGCTCGGCAGTGCCGCCGACACGCATGCCGGTGGTGTTGATGCTATCCACAAGGGTCATCAAGCCGGGGCCGACATCCTTATACGGAAGCGGCATGACGGCGTCCGAGATCGGAGCGCCACCGGTCTTGATCAGGGCACCACCGCCGGGAGGAATGCGGAAGATGTTGGTATTTTGCCGCGCACCCGCATCGGAATACAGGAAGCCGGGGAAGTTGGCGTACATGCCAGCATCAAGCATTTCGCGCCATGCGGCGGTCAATGCATTGGTCGTGTTGCCTAAGATGTGCAGGAGACCCAGATCATAAAACCCCAGCCCCGGTATGAAGGTGTACTTAACAAACGTCTGCCGAGGCTCCGGCAAATCCTTGGTATCCTCATCATAATTCCTGACAATGCTTAAAATTTCACGCGACGATACGTCGATGGTCACGCGGTAAGGGATCTCCAGACCGGTTTGCTTGCCGTTGCGGCGATGCTCAAATGCTGCAATTTCCAATTCGCAGTAGCACTCGTAGATTTCGCGGTCACGATCCTCGGGATCGTTCTCGTTCTCGCTGATGCCCTGCTGCGCCTTCTTCTCGCGCTGCGCGGCGTCGAGCTTGGCCTGCTTTGCGTTCGACAGTTCCACATCGCTATAAACGCCAAGGATTTGCATCCGCTTGACGGTCGATGGCTTCATGTAGATGCGATGGGTTACGCGTGTCGAGTTGTAGAGGTCGGTGGCGCTATTGTTGACGATGAGGTCGTCGGCGTCGATGCTTTCGCTAACTGGACGGTTGCGAAGGGGACAGAAATATACCTTCTTGAACGCCGTCCCGCCAAAGCCCAGCATAAGGAGCATTCGGTCGGTATCAGGGTAATACTCTCGGGCAGTGGCCGTGAGGTAATGGTTGAGGTCGTTCTCAAGGTCATTGGCCAACTCGTCGGAAGCATCGTTCGCGTTGTTGTTGTCCTCGCGGATTTTTACGGGGCCATCCGTAGGCAATAGCTCCGACCGGGCATTGGCTTGAAAGCGTAGCACCGCCTCGAGCAGGAGCGGGTGCCGAACGCGGGACATACCCTCAACGGGCGCTCCGTCAGCGGCTCCGGCGAGGCCCGGAATTTCAACCTTGAGGCCCAGAAGCTTAATGCCCTGAGCGCGGTCCTCGATCCATTCCTGACGCGACTTAAGATCACCCTCAATACCCTTCATCAGTTCTTCGGCGATGCGGGTCAGTTCGTCCTTCGAGATATCCTCGACGATGTTGTCGAACCAGCCTTCGCGCGTTGGCTTCTCAGCCTTCTCTAGCGGCGACCCGTCCATCGTAAACTCAATCGATCCGTCGGGAAGCTGGATGGACATGATGTTGCCATGCTCGTCCATCTCCGTGGTCGGCGCGTCTTCCTGAATTTCAATCTCGAAGTCTTCCATGATCATCCTATGCCGCAACGGCTACTGGAGTGCCGCCTTCGGGGGCGGTGGGCAGGTTTGAAGGCGGGATAACCGCAGGCTTGCAGCCCAGCAAACCATATCCATCGGCGTAGGCTTGGGCGCTTTCGGCGCTGTTGAACTTCTCAACGTCAACAATTTGACGCGTCCAACGGTGGGTCTGCATCCACTTGCCCTTGATCTCTTTGTTGGGGGCAATCCAGACATCCCTGTGTACCTTCAGCCCGTAGCAAACGTCCATGTCATACCCCGTAAAGCGGTTCCGGTGGACGACCGTCGTGCTGACGGGCATCCTCGTATGCCTGCGACACCTCGTCTGTCCTGAGGATGAACCCAGAACGGCGCAAGTAGCGCATAGCCATCGAAACTGTATCTACTAAATCATCGTGCTTGGCCTTCGGGAAGCGCATGCACTGGCTGATCACCTCATCTGCCCATGCTTTGTCGGGGCAGTAGACCAGCCCTTCCTCGAACAGATGTTGCACCGAATAGAGACGGGCCATCTTGTCGATAGAGCCGGGGTCTTCGAGTTGGACGCCGAAATCCCTCCCTGCATACATCCTTCTTAGCTCTCTGGCAACTGGCATACCCACAGACTTGTTTTCGATGAGAAGCTTGGACACCTTCCACTTCTGGCAGCTTTCGCTGACCTTGGCTATCAGGTCGGGCATTTCGAGGTGTTCCTGCCAAGCATGGATCAGCATGATCCGAGGTGGGACTTCCTTCTCGTCGTATGTACGTACAATGTGGTAGCCGTTCTTGCCCAGCATGCGGGTGGCATGGGTCTTGGGGTCATCCGTCCAGATGCCCCAGACGGTCATGGCCGATGGATCGTTCTCGGTCTTCTGGGTGTAGGCGGTGTCCAGCGATCCGATGATGTAATCGAACGGTGGGAACTTGGGGTCGTCCCACAACTGCCAGTGCTTCCGCTTGATGATACCGCCATCTTCCGGTGTCGGCTGCTGCTGGAACTGGCCGGACGCGGCATAGGTGCCCATGATCTTCTTGTCGCGTTCCACCACAAACTTGGGGAACCGGTTCGGAAACATCAGCTCCCCTTTGACGGTGCGCGGGTCTTCCCAGCCTAGCATAGTCGGGGCTGCGCGGTCGGGGTCGTACTCCATCGGGATCATGATGTGGTCGTAACCCATCTGCTTCTCGATGATGATGCCTGACACGTCTTCTTCGTGCAGACGCTGCATGATCACCACGATGGCCGACTTGTCGGGGTTGTTGAGGCGGGTGGGGATGGCGCGTTCGAAGGTCTCGGTCACCGTCTGGCGCTCGGCCTCGGAGTTGGCGCTGTTAACGCTATGCGGGTCATCGATGATGACGCGGTCGCCGCGCGATCCGGTGATCGAGGTCATGGCGATGGCCTGCCGGAAACCGCTGGCTGTTGTTTCAAACTTGGTCTTGGCATTCTGGTCGCCGGTCAGCGTCACGCGGTTGCCCCAGCGGACCTGATACCATTCGGACTGGATCAGCCGCCGCATCTTGGTGCTGTCGCGGATGGCGAGGTCCACATTGTGGGAGGCGCAGACATAGCGCAGGTAGGCCATGTCACGCGGCCCCCATTCCCACGAAGGCCATAGCACGTTGCAGAGCAGGGACTTCATCGCGCCCGGCGGGACGTTGATCAGCAGACGGGCATAGTAACGCTCATCGTCGATCATCATCTCGTCGGTGATGGCGGTCAGGTGCTCGGCGATGGCGTCGATGTGCCAGTTGTGCTTGTACTCTTGGCCGGGTTCGATCACATGCCATGCCTGCTTGATGTACTCGACGAACGACAGTTCGCACATGCGCTTCTCGACAGCGAACCGCGAGGCGTCAAGGTTAATCTTCTGGCCGTCGAGCATCATGAAGGTCACCCGATCAATACCTCCGCACGGTTCATGAACTCGACCACCAGTTCGCGAAGTTCCTCTTCCTTTCGCGAAGCGTCTTGAGCCCAGATCGCGTTCTCGCCCTCGACGTGCTCCCATGCTGCGTCGGCCACGGCAGACCAAATTCGTTTGTAAATAAGATCTCGCTCATCCCATTCAAGCAATGTAAAATCTCTCTCTCGTAATACCTGCGCCCGATAGGCCTCATACAGCTTTTGGGTCAATTCCTCGTGCGTAATCATCAGTAGCGATCCACTTCGATGTCAACGCCGAGCTGGTCGGCGCATTGCTGCATGATGGCCCACAGCCGATCTCGTAACACGGTGTTGATGTCTTCCATCATTCCGATCTCGGTACGGTCAATGGCCATGAACTCGGCGACGGCTTCCCAGCCCCGCCTTTGCGCTCGTGTGAGAAGATGGTACGGGATCGCTGGGCTTTGGTGCTGGTTGAACACCGAATACAGCGTGATCGCACGGTCGATGGTTTGAGCGGTCAAGAGGCTGATCATGATCTTCCATCCTCTAAGTGCTTTAGGATCCGCTTCAGCATCTCGTGATCCTGCTTCGATCGCCGGTCGTTGTCTTTGCCTTCAAGCCGCTGGCCCACCATGATCAAGGGTAATGCCACGAGCTGGATAACTCCCCCGCTGACATAGAAGACAATCTGCTCCCAGCCCTTGTCGAGCGTCGGCAGCAGCGACCAGACGGTGAACGCATAGACGCAAGCCATCGACGACATGGCTGTGACAGTATGTCGCGCCAGCCACTCGTTGAACGCGTTGATGTGTGAGATGGCGCGTTTCATGGCTTGTAGTCCTTGCCGACAGCGCCGCCAACATTGTCCTTGGTCCACTTGTAGCGGTCGCTAAATGATTGGGCTACTTTGTCTGCCATCTCCCAGCCGCTGCCATAGCTTGGCTCATCCTTCCACATTGCTGCCTGCACAACGGCGCGGCGCTTTTCCTCGGCCTCATCTGCCTTGGCCTTGGCGTCAGCCTTCCAATCGGTCGTCTGCATGTCAGGGTTGGCCATGATCATGGATTCCAACAGGCCTAGAACGGTGCTTGCATCTCGTGCAATCACGCTCGTCGGGTTCCAACGCTTTAGCTCGATCATCAGCGTCTCGATCTGGTTCTGGCACATCGACAGGCTCTTGATCGCGTCTGTGTAATGCTTGCGCTTGACCATCGTGGCCATGTCTTTTCGCAGGCGCTGGTATTCAGACAAATAGCGGTTTTCGACCTGATCAAGCAGCGCAGCCTCAGCAGCAGCCACATCATACCAGCCTCGCTTAACGTGTGCGCTCAACCCATCCCAATTGCTTCGACGCATGGGGCATGCAGACTTATGCCACGTCTCATATAATTGCTCTGCGCGTTTATACATCTGTCCATCTCCCGATTTGAACCGGCCCAAAGCGCCAGCGTTTACATTCCACCCAAGGGTATATTTCCTCGCTAACCCGCCACCACCTGCGCCAGCCTAGGCCGACCCACTTAATCTTCCATTTCGTCTTCATCTGACCCCTCGATTGCTGCTACCAGAGCTTCCCGCACCGCCAGAAGCTGATCCATGTCCAAAGCCTCCGCCTCGATCACGCGGCCCTCGACCACCTTGATGTTGGCGTTGACGTCGATCTTCTCGCCATATCGGAACCGCGCCAAGCGAATCGCCTGCCAGCGGCGCTCGTTCACCAGTTCCTTGCGGATATCCCATGCAACGTCCTTCCACTCGCCAATACCGCGCAGAATTGCCTCGTTCTCCTCGACGCGCGGCTCGATGCTTAATTCACGCGCACGGGCGTATTCTGACATAAAATACGGATCTCGATGTAGTTCACGGTTCATGGTGCGGTAATCAAGCCCCACTTCCGCATCCGCGCAGATGTCAGTCGCCGAGCGCCCAATCGCGATCTGCTCACAGACATAAGCCTTCATGCCGTCGTTCATCAGCCGTGGTGGTCCGCGTTTCGCCATTTATATCTCCTGTTCTGACAGGTTATACACGAATGACAAGAAAAAGAAACCCCCATCATGCAAGCGTATAACGATAAAACTTAAACTTCTTTCTTGGATGAATTGAAATATTCACATTCAAGACACCATCTTTTTCTAAGTTTTTTAAAGCCTTTAAAACAGTATCCTTGTCAAACCTTCTAAGTTTATTAACAATAATCCCAGCGGTTTCGCCGTTTTCATTACGAGAAACTACATCCTTAATCCAAACTTCTACATTGTTTTCCTTTTTAACTACATTTGAAGTCATAAAAACTCGGCTTCCATCACCCTCTTTCTCTGCAATAAATGTCTTTCTAAGAGAGGCTGACCACTTCGAGCATGCGCGAGTGACCTTAGCATGAGAAGATTCTTTTTTGCTGACATAGAAGGATTGACCTTCACACATCATGTGCCATGGAGCCGAATCCAACAAGTCTCTGTTTGGCTTGATGCCGTTTTCGATTGCAAACATGTTTTTCTCCTATTTGGTTTACTAAAATCTTTTGTCACAACGAAATCATTGAATCAATCTTTTATTAAGGATTTTCATACTTATTTTAAATAAATGATTGATACTCATAAACCATTTTATCAACCGATTGTCACAAGTCCTTGATTTTACTCTTCTTCTTATTCTTTATTTATTACTTATTATTATTATTTATAATTATTATTATAACTCTCTCTTATATCTCAGAAGGTGCTATAGTGTATCTTTATATCTCTAATCTATTTTGAGAGTGTCTCTAGGGTGTATCCAATAACAGTATATCAGGAAGTGGCCATAAGTGACATTTCCAACAAGTAACTTGCATTTTTATAAGCAAATTCAACAACTTAGTTGTCATGGGTTTAAATAAATTCGTATAAGTTAAGACGTATCTATAAATCGTCACACGCCTATGGCATATTTGGCCAGCTAACGGAGAAACCCCATGCTTACCTTCAGATTCAACTACCTTCTTACCCCAGCAGCCCCCATTAAGGAGACTAAGCCCATGACTTGGAACTATCGTGTCATCATGATCCCAGCCGAAGAGGACGTCCTGTTCTCGTCCGACGTTTTCGTCATCCGTGAAGTCTTCTACGACAGCGAAGGCGACATCGAGTTCTGGTCAGAGGAAGACGCCAGCGCCATTGGCGACAGCTTCGAAGAGCTCTGCGACGACTACGACAACATGACCGAGGCCTTCAACAAGCCTATTCTGGTGCTTGTAAAGGGCGAGGACGGCGAAGACGAGCTTGTCGAGCTTGACGATAGCGAAGACGAGGAATAAGAACTCCCCGGCACGTTCCTGCCCAGCACACTACCGGGGAGGGCATGAGTTTTTCGGGGCATCGTCTAAGCAAGTTCCTGCACCTACTGGCAGGCGATGTGGGTTCAACCCCAATGCTCCGATACAAAGATGAGGGCCGCAACTTGTAAGGATTGTTTACAAGTTGGCCTTCGGACTAGTCGGCCCTGCTGCCTTGTGTTCGCGGCTTGGTCGAGCGGCTGATACGTCCGTTTGTTAGGACACAATGCTGCTATGCTGCACGGGGGCATGGCTTAAGACAATGGCAGCGCACCAGTATGCGCCACCATAGCCCGTGCCCCATAAAACTAAGGGGGCCATCGTTAAATGGCCCCCTAGACAGTTTGGTCGGTTTCACCAGTTACATAACAACACCCATTCCCAGTTCTGGAACCGACCCTTGTAGCGCCTTCAACGCTTGCCCGTTACTGTCGCGGCTGCAGGGAACACCACCGGGGTGGGTATCTCTTAAAGAACGTACCCAGCGTTCATGGCCCCACCAAGGGCATAAAGCGCATCCATCCTGACGCGATTGCCTTCCTTGAGCCTGCCGTCGTAGCAGAAGGCGAACTGGCGTCCGCGCTCGTACTGCCACACCGTTTTGTAATCAAAGCCGTCAGCGGCCAGCGGGAGGCCTTTCTTGGCCTCCTCATACCCCTTGCGGAACGCGGCATTAGTGATGATGCTGCGGAGGGTGACAGTACGTGTTTTTGCGTTTGCCATGATCAATACCCCATCTCAATTGCGAATGCGTCATATTCGGCTTCTACCTGTTCCAACTTGGCCTGCAGTTCGCGACGCTCATTGACCATGTTGTCAAGAACGCGCTGGGTCACCTTCAGCTCGGTGTAAACCCGCTGTGCGCCGTCGATCCAGCCTGCAGCCCAGTCGCTATGATACTCATGGTAGGCGGGGTATGGGTTGCTGTCATACAGTTCGCCGGTACGGGCTGCGTAGGCACCTTCGGCGTAGCAAGTCTTTTCATCTTCGGTCATGATCAACCCCAATCCTTAAAATCTTCTTGTTGCAGATAGCCTTCACGATATGCGGCGTATTCTGGTGTGCCTGCCTCGATAGGGATCCGTTTGGAACCCTCAAAATAATGCGGATTAAAATCCCGACGATAATAGGCATCTGCCGATCCGCGATCATATGGTCCGCCGTGGCGTTCATCGTATTTCATATCTAAATCTCCTGTGGTGGGGGTGGAAGGGGGCCGAAGCCCCCGTTATCAGGACTGCTTTTCTGCGTTGTAAAGACGTTCAGCAATGCGGGAGCATTCGCTCATATTGGTGGCCATGCCAACAACTTGACGAGTACGACGGTCAACGACAGCCCAATTCATTTTGCCCATCAACCAACCTTCAAAGTTGCCAAAACGAAATTTCATCATCTTCAATCTCCATCTTGGGGGATACCGTGTCCCGCCTGATCTTTATGGCATGATTCGAAATACCATGCAAACAAAAAAATGCACGACTATGATAAAAAAATAGGGCCACCCTTTCGAGCGGCCCCAAGTCAGGAGGAAGCTGACGCTACCATACGCTTGATGATCTTATCAAGCTTCTTCACACGCGCCAGGTATCCGCGCTGCTGTGCTGCCGCCTGCGCCGTACCAGATCCAGTAATGTCGGTTGTTTCATCACCAATCCTCCGTTAGTTTAATACGAATGATCTCATGCTTTGTCTGGAGATATGAATTGAGAAGCATGATGTCATACCTTTGGCGGTCGTTCTCTTCTCGCAGGTGGTTTATCCGATCCCGCAAAGCCCCAGCATCGTGGCCGCTAATCTCAAAATACAAATCCCGCTTGGCGCAGTCATCCAGATCCGCCACCCATTTATCTAATGTCCAGTTTTCCATAACTTATCCTCTCCCAATGCCGCACGGGCTTTATTAACCAATATGACGTGATGTTTGATCAGCCAATCTCGAACATTGTACCCATCATCAATTACGCCTGAGATTTTAGCGTCTGCAATTTCCTGCAGCACACCCCGCAACCGTTCAATCTCTTTGTCTTGCTTCTCAATCACCCGCTCTAAATCTTTAATAACTTCGTCCTGTGTCCAGTCTCTAGCCACGGCTTTCTCCGATGTCGGTTAGTCGGTTATTTATCGTCGTTTTGTTGATTATTTATCATCATGCCTATCGGGGTAAAGAACATCCAACAAAATACTACGCGCTTCTTTTGCACGTTCTTTGATGTGGATGTTCTTGCCTAATAGCGTGTTTATTTTTTCCAATGCTTCACGGGTCAAAGCCATATCAAGACGCAAACGCTCAATCTCGTCGGCGGCCTCAACAAGTGTATGGCTTTGATCGGTAAACAGTGTTTCACAAAGCGCGTTTATTTCACGCAACCGTTCTACAATATCCATCACTCACCCTCCTTCGCCATTTTCCACTTAGGAAGCCCAATCTCTTCTGGCGACAAGCCATAAATGTAACCGACGACATACCACCGCCTCCCGCCCTCCAGCTCTGCCATGAGGTGTATATAATCCTCATGACCCAACCTCACCATCCAATCATCATGGCTGATGCTGAATTGATGAAAACCATCTCCCCAACGGTTATCGGTCCACCTTTTGACGAACTCAACATTCATCAAATCGTCAAGCGTTTCAAACTCCGCTTCTTTGGGGTCAATAGAGACATAATTCGGCAAATGTTGTTTAATGATAGGCATCACTCACCCTCCTTCAGTGCCTTTTCAGCAAGACCAACCGCCATCGCCAGAACGGTCCATGTAACGCCTTCGTTAGGCGTTTTTGGCGTAGGGATGTCTTCATGTTCAATGTCTGCGATCTGCTGCAATACACCGCGTAACCGTTCAATCGTATCGGCGGCTTCACTGATTGTTTGCCAAGTATAAGATTCTCCGCCTTTGTTGTTTCGTAACCGTTCAACAATACCCATCACTCACCCTCCTTCAGTGCGGCACGAGCTTCCCAATAGGCTTCGCTACAATGCTGACAACGCTCTGGTGACAAGTGCGGCTGATAGCTGTCGCAGAATTGTTTCAACGCTTCCCGCAACCGCTCAATCTCGTCGGCGGCATCATTTGGCCGATCTTTTGGCCGATCTTTTGCAGCCTCCCGTAGTCGTTCAATCTCTTGTTTATATTCAGTTAGCTGGCATTCTTCACGGCAAATAGTACGGCCTTCTGTTTTTGGTATTGGCGGCATAAAACCCATATCACTTGTCCAAACCGTTTCTTTTTCTTTATCCATCACTCACCCCTCAAAACCCGAACACAATTTTGGCTATTACAATTACGCATATAAACCCCAATCCCATACCAAGAACCACAGCAAACGTAGCTTTAAACAGACCTATAAAGTCATCCATCACCACTGCACCTCCCCATTGACGATGATATGCTCGTACCAGCGTTCGCCATCCTCGTTTTCCCACAACGCCCAGACGTTGTTTGGTTCATATTCATATCTGATCAGTGTCATCTTTTTTATCCCAACTAAATTTTGGTAGGGTCACCTTCGTTTTCATGGAAGCCAGCTCCCCTCGGATGCTGGCCTCTCGCTTGGCTTGGTTTGACGAAACCAAGCGCACCTTGCCGTTGGGGTCAACACCCCCAACGCTTGCGCCACCATGGTTGCGCGGACCGCGCTTGCCGATAGCCATTACATATACAGGCTATGGTCGATAGCCTTCTCCGCTGGGCCATCGTGAAGGGCCGTGTGGTCGTTTACGTTGTCGAATGGATAACGCCGCATCTCGACGATGTCGTGGTCTTCGTCGCGGGTCTTTTTCAAGAAGTTGACGTGGAACCGCGCCGCCATAAACGATTCGGCCGTAGCCACGATGTGGTCGATGCTCTTGCCTGCTGGTACGATGTAAAACATTGGTATCTCCATTTACTGAACAAGAATGTTGTCTCACGAATCAGAAGACGTGTCAAACATATTTTTATACATCTCTTCGACGGTCCACTCGTCCTCGAATTCGCCGATCCCGTCTGGGTCCACCAGAACGCCATCAGGGAACGTAAGCGCCAAGCGTTTATGTCTTTCCTTCCTATGCTGGCGGCGGAAGGCCTGATAGGCCTCCTGCTCTGTCAGGCCGTATTCCTCACCAATCGAGCGGTACGTTCGGCCATCATAGACCCGCTCAATGTAAATTTGATGGTCGTTCATTGTGGCACCATCCCGCAATAGCCGTGGGTTCTTTCGGTACTTTTTTGATAACCTTCACCATCTTCTGTTTTTACCCATTTCCTTCCCTCATCTGTCCACCGCCAAGCCATGCACTTGGGGCCAAGGCAATTAGTGAAGTCGGGTTGTGGGCAATATTTTTCTTTTGCCTCTTCCGGCGTCACATAGTGTGGGTTGTCACTCATTGC